TATCATAAACTAAAATTAGTGAAGGAACTGAGAGAGCAAGGTTTGCCTTATAAAGAAATACTTCGTAAAGAATATGGGATGGTTTTCTAATGGATTTTCTTAAAGATATTGTAAAGGAGATTGGTGATGATTACACCAAACTAGCATCTGATATTGATGAGACCGAGACTTATGTTGACACGGGTTCTTACATCTTTAATGCACTTGTTTCAGGTAGCATTTTTGGTGGTGTATCTGGCAATAAGATTACTGCTATTGCTGGAGAGTCTAGTACTGGAAAGACTTTCTTTAGCCTCGCCGTTGTTAAGAATTTTCTTGATACTTATCCCGATGGTTATTGTCTCTACTTTGATACTGAGGCTGCCATTACCAAATCTCTCCTGGAAAGTCGCGGCATCGACACATCAAGAACTGTCGTGGTTAATGTTGTCACTGTAGAAGAGTTCCGTGGTAAAGCACTTAAGGCAGTAGATATATACCTTAAGAAACCAGTAGATGAGCGTAAGCCTTGTATGTTTGTGCTGGATTCTCTTGGTATGCTCTCAACTGAAAAAGAGATTACTGACGCTCTAAATGATAAGCAAGTGCGTGATATGACAAAATCGCAACTTGTAAAGGGCGCTTTCCGTATGCTAACTCTTAAGTTGGGTCAAGCAAATATTCCAATGATTGTAACCAACCACACCTACGATGTTATCGGTGCTTACGTTCCTACTAAAGAAATGGGTGGTGGTAGTGGTCTTAAGTATGCCGCTTCTACTATCATTTATCTTTCAAAGAAGAAAGAAAAAGATGGAACTGAAATCGTTGGAAATATTATCAAAGCAAAGACTGCTAAGTCGCGTCTAAGTAAGGAGAACAAGGATGTGGAAGTTCGTCTTTATTATGATGAGCGTGGTCTTGATCGATATTATGGTCTACTCGAACTTGGGGAGCTCGGCGGACTTTGGAAGAATGTCGCTGGACGTTATGAAATAAACGGTAAGAAGATTTACGGTAAGGAAATTCTCCGCAATCCAGAAGAATACTTTACCGAAGAGATTATGCAAAAACTTGACGAAATTGCCAAAGAAGAATTTAGTTATGGATGAACTAAATGACTTTATTCACATCTATGAAAATGCTCTAGAACCAGATGTATGTGATTTTCTGATTTATCTTTTTGAGCAAAGTTCTGATAAACAGGAAAGATATGATAATGAAGGCAAACCCAATTTTATTCAGTTCAATTTAACTGATAATAGGGAAATGTCTCAAGAAGTTAATCAAGTTCATAATCATATCATCAAAAAAGTTTTTGAGTATCGTGATAAGTATTATGAGTTCGTAGATGATCGCGTTTTTCCAAAGGAACACTCTTTTGAGCAATTTAGGATTAAGAAGTATAATCTTGGTGGACAAGATCGATTTGACACCCACGTCGATGTAGTTGATTATGGTACTGCTAGAAGATTTTTATCATTTTTGTGGTATTTAAACGATGTAGAAACTGGGGGAAATACAATATTTAAAGACCTGAGTATTTCTCCGAAGAAGGGAACCCTAATGATGTTCCCACCACTGTGGATGTATCCTCATCGTGGGGAACCTCCTATCAGTGGACCAAAGTATATTATGAGTGCCTATTTGCATTATAAGTAATGGAACGACTTGAACTTACAATTTTACGTAACCTAGTTTTCAATGAAGATTATTCGCGCAAGGTCATACCTTTTATACAACCAGATTATTTTGAACAACGGACGGAGAAAGTCGTATTTGAAGAGATTGTTAAGTTCATTGTTAAATATGGTTCAGCAATTACAACCGAAGCACTCAAAATTGAATTAGAAAATCGTACAGATATTAATGAGTCTGAAATTAAAGAAATTCGTTCCTTGGTTTCAGACTTTAACGATTCTCCAGTAGATACTCAGTGGATGACTGATAGTACTGAGAAGTGGTGCCGTGACAGGGCAATTTATCTTGCTCTTATGGAATCCATTCAGATTGCTGATGGTAAAAATGATAAGAAAGGTCGCGATGCAATTCCAAGTATTCTTTCAGATGCCCTAGCAGTATCTTTTGATAATAACGTTGGACATGATTATCTTCAAAATTATGGAGAGCGTTATGACTTTTATCATCGTAAAGAAGATAAAATTGAATTTGACTTGGAGTACTTTAACAAGATCACTAAGGGTGGTCTACCTAATAAGACTCTCAATATTGCTCTTGCTGGAACGGGTGTTGGGAAATCGCTGTTTATGTGCCATTTGGCTAGTTCCGTCTTGCTACAGGGTAGGAATGTTCTCTACATCACTCTTGAGATGGCAGAGGAACGAATTGCTGAGAGGGTTGATGCCAACCTTCTTAATGTCCCTATTCAACAATTGGCAGAACTTCCTCGCCAGATGTTTGAAAACAAAGTAACAAGTCTTGCAAAGAAAACTCAGGGAACCCTTATAATTAAGGAATATCCAACTGCCTCTGCACATAGTGGACACTTTAAAGCACTTCTTAATGAACTTGCACTTAAGAAGTCATTTAGACCTGATATTATTTTTATTGATTACCTTAATATTTGTGCTTCCTCTAGGTATAAGTCGAATTTCTCTGTCAATTCTTATAGCTATATTAAAGCAATTGCAGAAGAACTTAGAGGACTTGCGGTTGAGTTCAACGTACCAATCGTTTCTGCTACTCAAACCACTCGCAGTGGTTATGGTAGTAGCGATGTTGAACTTACTGATACTTCTGAGTCCTTTGGTCTCCCTGCTACTGCTGATTTTATGTTTGCCCTTATTAGTACAGAAGAACTTGAACAGTTGGGGCAGATTATGGTGAAGCAATTGAAAAACCGCTATAATGACCCTACAGTCTATAAACGTTTTATCGTAGGTATTGACCGCGCTAAGATGAGACTTTATGACTGCGAGCAGACTGCTCAAAAAGACATACTTGACTCCGGACAGGAAGACGAGTATAATGACAACGAAGACAAAAAACCTAAAAAATCATTTGAGGGATTTAAATTCTGATGACTGAAAAACACGTTGACTTTGATAAGTATGCTGAGTTCGTGGATGCTGTAACTTCTGATGCATCTAAAGAATTCCTTGCTCTTTCTGACCGTCTAGTTGCTCTTGATGAGAAAGGTGCCAATATTGAGCGTCTCCTGACCGCTGCTGTTGGTATCAATGCTGAAGGTGGTGAGTTTATGGAAATCGTGAAGAAAATGATTTTTCAAGGCAAACCCTTCAATGAAGATAATCGAGAGCATATGATTATCGAACTGGGCGATATTATGTGGTATGTTGCTCAAGCTTGTATGGCACTTGAAGTATCTATTGATGATGTAGTTGCTCGTAATGTTCAAAAACTTTTGAAGCGTTATCCTGAGGGTGCTTTTGATGTTTATTTCTCCGAAAACCGTGCTGCTGACGACCGATGACTAAAGAAAACCAAGTAACAATTAAAATGGATGTTCGTTCTGCTGCTGCAGTTCGACAAGTATTGTTTGATTCGCAAAAGGGGTATACTTATAATGAAGTGAGTGTACCTCCCCGAATTATTGAGATTCGTTCAGTAATTCAAGAACTTGATGATAAGATTGGTTCTGTTCTAGACGAACAATAAATATTTAAAAAAATGTCCTTGATTGGAAAAACTAAAGGAAGACCAACAACCAGAATTCAATTTGAATTACTTCTTAAAAAATTCTTGGTCTTTCTTAAAAGAGAACTACAGGTTACTTATGATATTCCTGTTCTCCTGATAGATGATGCTCAGTTTGCCAAAGATATAGCAGCATTTGGTGAAATATCTGGAGATAATATAATACGACTAAGTATTATAAATCGTCACCCTATGGACATACTGAGAACACTCGCTCACGAATTTGTACATTATAAACAACACGTACAGAAAGGAATTCATCATAAAAATTCTAAACCTGGAAGTGCAACTGAAAATCAGGCAAATGCAAAGGCGGGTGAAATTATGAGAAAGTATGGTTCTCTACATCCAGAATTATTTGACTTAATGCCGATTAGGTGATATAATTCTTTTACTGGGGGTATAGCTCAATTGGTAGAGCACTTGCTTTGCAAGCAAGATGTTTCGGGTTCAAGTCCCGATGCTTCCATTCTAAATAAAACAAAAAAAGTTTTATGGCTACTCTGGGCGGGAAACCAGCAGATTGGGTTAAATATGTCGCAAATAATCCAAATTCAGCAAACATTAAATATCCAATAGAGAATGGGATAGTGAATGAACCAGTATATCAAAATATAACATTAAAAAATGTAATTGGATATGTGAGTGCTGGAAATGAGGTCAATATAATTTCAAAGCAATTTACTCAGGTTGGTAAAAGTAAATACGCTAACATCAGATTAAACGGTAAGACTGGATATTTAAGAATAACTGCAATTAGAAAACCAACAGGAAGAATT